ACTCCTGCCGCAGGCGGTATATCAGCAGGTCTAAGCATCGCGCTTGCGATGGTCATGGGATTCTAGGAGAAACATAATGTCAAACCCCAATATAGTAGCAGTAACCAGTATTTTAGGAAAAGCGGACGAACTTATCCCGGCTAATAATACATCCAATGTATTGTTGGCAAATAATACTGGCAGTAACACGGTGTTAAAGATTAACCAGATTGTGGCGGCTAATGTCGATGGCACTAGCGCAGTAAATACTACCGTGGGAATTAATTCCACAGCGGCAGGTGGAGGTACTAACTTCCCTATCGTGTCTACGGTAAGTGTTCCCGCTGATGCGTCTTTAATAGTCGTAGACAAGACTACTGCGATTTACCTTGAAGAAAACAAGTCCATTACAGTTCAGAGCGGCACAGCCAGTAAGATTGCTTATACAATCAGCTATGAAATAATAGCCAGCTAGTAAGGAACATACGATGCCTATTGGTAGCGATAAAGGTA